CAAATACGGGTCCGAGGACCCCACATTACAATTAAGTAATGTGCAAACTAAAGATAACTAAGTTGTCTCCTCGTCTGTATAGTTATACCCTGTGAGCAATCACTGGGTTAACTAACAAATTCTCTTGTTGTATTAATCAAATTGTCTATTAGTACAAACGGTTCGAATCCGTTCATTCTTTTAGAACTATCAATAGTTTAGACTACTGATAGATGATTAATATAGCCTGGACAAGCGAGGTGTTTCCCATTAGAACACTTTACGACACGGGCAAATGATTAAACCAACAATTTTATAAACAAATCATGATACATAATTTCTTATATATCATAATAGTCAGATTAACCAAAATGGTTTTTCCTAACTGTGATTATAAAATTGTAAAAAGAGTATTCAAAACAATATTCACTCTTCTTAAGAAGAATGGTACATTGTTTACTGTAAAATATCTAAAGACTTGTAGATTGTTAATAACAAGATACATGTGCGGAAGACCAATTTACAGGAATACTCAATTCATATCTACAAAAGGTGGGTTTCCTAAGAAATTCATTTATTTAAAGTCATATATAGATTCAAAAAATGTTGAACAAATTAAATTTGCTTTGACATTAATGAATATATCTAGAACTATCGTCCCTCGTAAGAAGGAGGAAATTCTAGCTGACTTTTCTTCAATTATAGATGGTCCAAAGAAAGTTTTTAAAACTATTCCTGGTAAATTTATAGTCGAATTTAATAAAGAATTTAAACTTAAAATGGTTAAACCAAAATTATCTTCTTCTGATTTCTTCCTTAACCTTAAAATGGGACCAATGGGGCCTAGCATTCTATCTATAACTGAGACAGTTAAAGCATTGAGTGCAAAGCAACTCTGGTATATCCATGAAATGGTTGGAGAAGATTTCTTTAAAAGATATATTGGTCCATTTTATTCTTTTATGAAACATAATAATATACAGACTCCAGATGGTAAAGGTGAATTTGCAAAATATTGTAAATTCTCCAATAAACCAAAAACTGGTCGTCTATCTATTATTAAGGATCCGGAATGTAAAATGAGAGTCATAGCCATTTCTGACTATTTTACTCAATTTGCATTAAAGCCTGTTCATAAGCAATTGATGACATTATTGTCAAAATTACCTTGTGACAGAACTTTTACCCAAGATCCATTTCATAATTGAAAAGGAAATGATCCCTTCTATAGTTTAGATTTATCAAGTGCTACAGATCGATTTCCGGTCCATTTACAACAAAAGTTGATAAACTACCTCTTATCCAAAGAGATGGGTTTATTCAAAAGTTATAAATGGGCGGAGTGTTGAATGAAATTGCTTACTGATAGAATCTATGATCACAATGATTATGACTACCGCTATGCGGTGGGACAACCTATGGGATCATATTCTTCATGAGCAGCATTTACACTTACTCATCATCTGGTTGTTCAATATTGTGCAAAGAAAGCTAATAAGTTTCCTTTCACTAATTATATAATTCTTGGTGACGATATTGTCATTAGAGACAATAAAGTCGCTTGGAATTATATGAAATATATGAACAAATTAGGTGTAGACATCTCTTCACATAAAACACATGTATCTAAAGATACATATGAATTTGCTAAAAGATGGATACGCTTAATGCCAGATGGCCGGTACAAGGAATTGTCTCCAGTTCCACTTAAGGGGATTGCTGCTAATATTGATAATCCATTCATAGTTTTCACTATTTTAATGGATTATTTCATAATTAAAGGTAATCTATACTTGAGTGGGAGAAACATAGTTAGTTTAGTAATTAGGTTATATAATAATCTAAATTTTAAATATTATATTAAAAAGAAATTAGTGAAAACTATTATCTTTAATAATAAATATTTAAGAAGTAAATTAAATATGTTGAACTTGAGTATGAGATTCAGCATGGATCTTGCAACTGATGACCAATTAAGAAGTTATTTGGCATACAGTTTCAGAAACCATGACTGGTATCCCATACCTAGTTCGAGTACAATCCTTCGGGATGAAATCCAAAGGGTACTTGGTATTAGTATAATTCCTGCAATACATTCTGGAATGGATCAAATAAGTAAACTTAAAAGAAGATTTACCCAATATTGGGCTTTATCTTTTAATGAAGTTAACAAATTAGATCTGTTCCCTTTGTTCCACGCAATTAATAATTGAGCGAAACAAACAGAAGCATTTCTCAAAACTATTGAGGATGGAAAAGTAAATAGATATTCTCTATTTAACCTATACAAACTCATTAATTTTGTAGATTTAAACGAGATCTTAATGTGAGATAGGAATTATCATTCCAATCTTGCATTTGGAGGTCGTTTATTCTCTAATGCTAAGAATATGGTGCAGGATACACACCTTAACACATTCTTATATGATGTTAAGGGGTATTTGCCTGAACACGTAGAGGATGTATCAACAATGTTGTACAACCTTTCTGGGTTTTTGGCTTATACTAAGACTATAGAGGAGAGAACTGCTAAAAACTTACACCCTAAACAGGTGGAAGCTTTCAGAAGTTTATCCAAACGACATGGATATGCG